CAAAGAAGAATAAGTGACATGCAGATATTAGATAACAAGGCGCTCTTACTACGCCTACGTAATCCAAACAAAGTAACAACGACTGTGCAAAAGAGTCAGGAACTATCAGACAACCAAGTCGTTGTTAACTGGGGTGTAGACGAAGCACACACTCTTAAGAATCTAAATATTAATGTGCCATCACCTATTGAAGGACGTTACAACTGGCCCGGCCAGCACAAGCCATACAACCATCAGAAGTCAACAGCGGCTTTTCTTACGATGAACCGGCGAGCTTTCTGTTTTAACGAGCAAGGTACGGGCAAGACTGCTTCAGCTATCTGGGCGTCAGACTTCTTGATGACGCAAAAGCAAATACAACGGGTGCTTATAATATGCCCGCTATCTATCATGGATAGTGCGTGGCGTAATGACTTGTTTAGTTTTGCGATGCATCGCACGGTGTCAGTCGCCTACGGTAGTAAACAGAAACGCAAGAAGATCATTGACGAGGGTTCTGAATACGTCATCATCAACTACGACGGCGTAGAGATTGTCCTCGACGATATCATTTGTGGTGGATTTGACTGCATCATTGTTGACGAAGCAACGCACTATAAAAATCCACAGACCAAGCGATGGAAGACTCTGTTCAAACTGCTGAACGAAAAGACATGGCTTTGGATGATGACAGGTACACCCGCCGCACAGTCCCCTCTTGATGCTTATGGGCTAGCTAAAATGGTGAACCCCACAAACGTGCCGCGATTCTTTAGCTCGTTTCGTGACATGGTGATGCACAAGATTACGCAGTTCAAATGGATACCAAGGGATAACGCCACACAGATTGTGTACGAAGCACTGCAACCAGCTATACGGTTTACTAAGGAAGAGTGTCTTGACTTACCTGAGATGGTATACACCAAACGTGAAGTAGAACTGACACGTCAACAAAACAAGTATTACAACGACCTCAAACAGAGGCTTGTCATACAAGCCGCAGGTGAAGAGATCACCGCCGCTAACGCCGCTATCAATATGAATAAGCTCCTACAGATCTCATCAGGTGCTGTCTACACCGATGATGGAGAGGCACTGGAGTTTGATATCAAGCATCGCTACAAGGTATTGCGAGAAGTAATAGATGAGAGCAGTAAGAAGGTGCTGGTGTTTGTACCGTTCAGACATGCAATCGATATCTTGACAAGCAAACTTAAAGCAGACGGTATAACGACTGAGGTAATACGTGGTGACGTGTCAGCACATAACCGCACAGCTATCTTCAAACGATTCCAGCATGAAGCCAATCCACGTGTACTCGTGATTCAACCGCAGTCAGCGGCACACGGTGTCACCTTAACAGCCGCAAACACAGTGGTGTGGTGGGGGCCAACTAGCTCCCTCGAAACCTACGCACAAGCTAACGCTCGCGTACACCGATCAGGACAAGACCACAAATGCACTGTGGTGCAGTTGCAAGGATCACCTGTAGAAAAACGTGTTTACTCATTGTTAGATAGTAGAATAGACGTACACACAAAAATGATTGATTTATACAAAGAATTGCTTGACTAGCTCATCATGTGTAAGTAGAGTGAAAACCCCGACACTTGTGTCGTGTGCGAAGGAGACTCAAATGAGTGAGAAAGCAGGGTTAGCTGAGAAGCTAACACGTGTTTATTTAAAGATCCGCGACGAGAAAGCCAAGCTATCTGCGGAGTATAAAGAGAAGGAGTCTAGACTTAACCAGCAGATGGATAAGGTAAAGACTGCTCTTCTTGATTACTGCAAAGAGCAAGGCGTCGAAAGCGTAAAGACTTCTGAGGGACTCTTTTACCGCTCAGTTAAAACAAGGTACTGGACTAGCGACTGGGAGCAAATGCACAAGTTTGTGCTTGAGCATAGTGTTCCTGAGTTTATGGAAAAGCGCCTTAACCAGACTAATGTAAAAGCATTCCTCGAAGAAAACCCCGACGTCGTACCGAAAGGTCTCAATGTCGATTCTGAATACACTATATCTGTGAGGAAAAAGTCATGATGATGCGTGGTCCATTTGTGCCAATCGAAGATGTGTCTAAGCACTTCTCTGTATCCATATCCACAATCAGAGGCTGGGTGCGTAAGGGATATATCCCCAAAAACACCTATATAAAAGTAGGTAACACCTATCGTTTCTCCATTCCCGATGTATCTGAAGCGTTAACTAGTCAGCACGAAGACCTTGTTTCGTTTAACGAAGCGGGGGGTAGAAACATGGTAGCGTCGATGGCGGATGAGATGGAAGCCCAAGCAGAGTTTGGTATTCCTGACGATCATTGGTCTAAACAAATTACCGCTGACGAAGATCTCTGATGGATCGAGTTAGTTTAAGCGGAGGTGTATTTCGTATCATCGAAAGTGGAAGACAGGTAGCTACGGTGGAAAACGCAATGAAATTTGTTGTGATAGACGCCGCTAAGGTATCTCGTTCTTACTACGCCGGTGTGTTCGATCCCAACACTCCATCACCACCCACGTGCTGGTCAGCAGACACTACTCAGCCGTCACCCGATGTACCTGTTCAAAACAGGCAAGCATCTCGGTGTATGGACTGCCCTCAAAATATTAAGGGGTCAGGCCAAGCTGGTGGACGTGCATGTCGATTTGCACAGCGTTTAGCGGTTGTTTTGGAAGATGACTTAAACAAGGTGTACCAACTACAGCTACCAGCTACATCGCTATTTGGTAGGGCGGTGGATAGTAAGATGCCAATGCAAGCCTATGCACAACATCTTTCTTCTCACAGTACGCCTATTATCTCTGTGATAACGCGTTGTTCGTTTGATCAGAACAGCCCTGTACCAAAGTTATTTTTTCAAGCACACCGCCCCCTCAATGAAGAGGAGCTAGATCTCGTTGTCTCATTGGCACAAAGCGATGAGGTGAACGAAGCGATTTCAATTAAACCGCCTCAACAAAGGCAACCCTTTGCAGAAGTAGACGGGTTTGTTTACTCCCCTGCAAATGCAAACTAGGAGACTGTTATGCCTACTGAACAACATGTAATCATGAACGCGACTGCAATCTATCCAAAGATTGATCGTACCTATCGTTTTGACACCGCCGAAAACAGATCGGTGCCATGCGATGCGCTGGATGATGGCGCAGAGTATACCCTTCAGTTCAAAACCGATGAGGATACAGCACGTGCGCTGTACTCCTACATGAAGACGCTATACAACGAACGCAAAAAATCCAACTGGCCTGACCTTAAAAATCCGTTTAAGAAAGAAGACGACGGTATGTTTAAGTACAAAGCTAATCTCAAAGGTGCGTACAGCGGCGAAAAAACTCTTAAGCCGGTGCAGTATGACGCTAAGACACAAAAGTTACCTGACGATTTCCAACTAACGAATAACAGCGTGGTAAATATTGCTGTTGTTGGTGTTCCCTATAGCGCATCGATAGGCGCAGGGGTATCGTTAAGACTACGTGCTGTGCAGGTAATAGAGCTGGCAGAGCGTCAGTCTGTATCACCGTTTGATGTCGTTGATGGATATGATTCGAATGAATCCAACCCGTTTGCACAAAGTGCGCCAACACCAACACCAAAGACTGACGATTTAGACGGGTTTGATGAACCTGTCGAAGAACCGGCTGTCGAGGAGCCAACTAAGGTCGTTAAGAAATCGGCTCCAGCACCGGCAAATAGCGCAAATCTCAGTGCAATTATCGATGAATGGGACGGTTGAGTTACTCGTCACAATGATAATTGAACCGCGTTACGGCAGAGCGGGGGACAAACGTCTCTGTCGTAACGTTGCAAACGATTGGTGGACACATGGAAACAAAGACATTTTTAGAGAGGGCGTTAAGTAGCGACGGACACTATTGCATATTTGCGGCAAGATCAGCAGACGAACGAAAAACACAAAAATTCTATAGTTCAATCACTGAAGTCGTTGATGCCGCCATGCGCTACGACCAACAGGGATACGATGTTTATTATGGGCTAGCAACATTCAAAGAAGCTAACTCTCGTAAAGTTGATAATATTAAACATCTACAATCGTTTTTTCTTGACCTCGATTGTGGCCCTACAAAAGATTTCACTTCGCAAGAAGAAGCGATAAAAGCATTACGTAAGTTTTGTAGCGACAACACATTACCAAACCCAACGATGGTTAACTCAGGTCGGGGGGTGCATGTCTATTGGTTTTTGTCAGAGCCAGTATGTTATGAGGATTGGTTTCCTGTAGCAGAAAGATTGAAGCGCCTGTGCGCGAAACAAAACTTTTTAGCTGATCCCGCCGTTACCTCTGATGGTGCACGTGTGTTAAGAGTTCCTGACACACATAACTTCAAGACCGTTCCTCCATCAGACGTAGGTTTTTTTGGTTTAGGTGAGCGGTTTGAGGTTGTCGTATTTGACACATTTTCTGAGTTGCTTGGTGGAGAACCGATACCAGTTCCTACTAAACACATACCTAAAGAGTTAAGCCAAACTATGCACAACCTGATGGGTAATCAGGAAAACGTGTTCAAAGATATCTTAGTAAAGACGTTGCGTGGTGATGGTTGCCAGCAGTTAAAAGACATCATTCAACACCAAGAAGAAACTAGCGAACCTCTTTGGAGAGCAGGATTATCTATCGCAAAGTTCTGTGTAGATAGCGACAAAGCAATGCACGTTATCTCCAAGAATCACCCTGAGTACACGCCAGAAGACACACAAGAAAAGCTCAGGCAGATTAAAGGTCCATATACCTGCGCTAAGTTTGATGAGTTTAATCCTGACGTGTGTCCAAACTGTCCGCAGTGGGGGCAGATAAAATCGCCGATTGTATTGGGTAAACGGCTCAAAGAAGCTGAAGTAGGCGAAGATGGTATCTACGTCGAAGCCCCGGCACTCGAACTTCCTAACCAACCCAAAACAACTTATGAGATACCTAAGTTTCCTCCACCGTACGTCCGAGGCGTAAACGGCGGTGTTTATATCAGAACAACCAACGAAGAGGGTGACGTAGAAGAAAAGCGGTTGTACCACAACGATTTATATGTTGTGAAGAGAGTGCATGATCCTGAAGTGGGTGAAGCGATTGTAATGCGTTTACACTTGCCAAAAGATGGCGTACGCGAGTTTACTTTACCAATGAGTTCGGTCACAGCGACGGAGGAGTTTCGCAAAACGCTATCCTCTAGAGGTGTTACCTTAAAAAAGATGGATGAACTAATGACATATACACTGCATTGGGTAGATGAGTTACAAGCTACTAGCACCGCAGATCAAGCGCACCGTCAGTTTGGTTGGGCAAATGACGATATGAGCGCGTTTATTTTAGGTAATCAAAAAGTTACTCCCGACGCCATAGAGTTCAACCCACCATCTAATCAGACAGTTGGACTGTTTCCTGCATTTGAACCTAAAGGAACTTATCAAGCATGGCGTGACAATCTCGCATTATGGAACGATGAGAAATTTGTCTTGCAACAGTTCGCGGTTGGTATGGGGTTTGGTAGTCCTTTGATGCAGTTTATGAACACCAACTGCGGCACCGTATCTTTCTACAATAAAGACTCAGGTGTAGGTAAAACCGCATTGTTGCTAGCGGCATCGGGTATTTGGGGTAATCCAGAGCAACTCGTAATGCAAAAAGACGATACCTATAACTTCAAGATGAACCGTGCTGAAGTGATGCACAGTCTGCCTACAGGTATTGATGAGATTACTAACCTGTCATCCAAACAAATGTCAGAGCTTGTGTATCAAGGCACCAGTGGGCAACAGCGTGGACGCATGTCATCTAATGCAAATGTCGAACGTTATCGTGGTGATCGGTGGAGTCTTCTGATGATGTACACCGCTAACACTAGTGTTGTGGAGCGTATTAGCATGGCGAAAGCTATGCCGAAAGCAGAGGCACAGCGGGTTCTAGAATGTCGCGTGGACCGTATCTTTGATTCTGTAAAAGACAAGGAAGTAACCGATGCGTTCGAGAACGGCCTGTTAAACAACTACGGCCACGCTGGGATCATATACATACAGTACGTCATGAAAAATTTAAAAGCGTGTCAACAGCTTGTTACAGAAGTTCAGAAGCGTATTGATACTGAAGCTGAGTTAACATCTGAAAATCGTTTTTGGTCAGCGACTATAGCCGCCACTATATCCGGTCTACTCATAGCTAAAAAAGCTGGGTTGCATGACTTTGATGTTCAAAAAATCTTTAACTGGGCAGTGACCGACCTTGTTACGCAGAACAAACGAAACATGCTGGAGATGGGTGGCAATGTTTATGACGTGTTAGATGACTTCTTCAGTGAGAACATCAGTTACATTTTGCAAATAAAAAGCACAATGGATAACAGAGGTACACACGATAACGGGTTAGACCAGTATGTAATCCCTGAGCAGATTGCACGCGGGCGTCTAATCGCTCGATACGAAACAGACACTAAGATGTTTTATATTAAACCAAAACCGTTAAAAGAGTGGTGTGGCGAGCTACAAATCAACTATTCGCATTTGGTTAGTGAGGTCATAAAAAAGTGCAACGGTAAACGTAAAAAGGTGCGCTTGACTAAAGGCACAAACCTACAGCTACCTGCATCTGACGTGATTGCCATGAAGTTTGATATGGAACCCGAAGATGAAAATCTTGAGGACTTATGAGATTGCACCTGATGGTGTGCGTATTGCAATCAACTGGGACAACATGGGTATCGGTACATCAATTTTTGTGCCTTGTATCAACACAGAAGCGGCTACACAAGAAGTTATTAAGATATGTGGCGAAAAAGGCTGGGAACTAGAAAGTCGCC